TCAGGATCATCAATCTCTACTTGATCGATCACACCGCTTCTATCTTCGTCTTCTACCTCAAATAGGAGTAAATCTCCATCTTCGGTAGTTAGAGCGTTTGTAGAGGCATTTGGTGCCCTCTCAACGTCAATATCAACGTTCTCATAAGGATCACGATATCTAACAACACCAGTAGGAATATTTTGCTGAACAGCGTCTGCATTTAGATTCCAACTATCAACAACAGAGTTAAAACTAGGACCGAGAATATATGGGAAAAGTGGGTTACCATCTTCTGTAGTGTCAATAGTAACGAAGTAACAATATCTACCTGTAGGATATTCGGGTGTTTTACAGAAACGACCATTGTACTGGTCAAGATCACCTAAACTGAAAATATATTCATAATCTTCAACAAATCTACCTGCTGCTTCTGCAGTAAGAAGAGGACCTGCAGTTCTTACAGGATATGGGTTTGTAAGAGCATCATATACAAGTTCTGTCTTTAAACGATATGAAGTATTCAATCTTGCAATCGAAGAGTTTTGATCAGTAGGATCAGAGTAACCATAAGGACCGTAGATTGGGTTACCATCAAATGCCCATCCAATAATAGGAGAGTGAACTAATTGATCTTCCTGTTCTTTGATTTGCTGTTGTGTATTCTTAAATAAGTTGTCACCAAGAATATATCTTAAAGTTTGAGGATTAGATGGGTGTGCATATTCTCCACCATACTGTGCATTGAACCCTTCAAACACTCCACCCTTAGCAGCATCTAAAGTGGATGTTTCTTGTAAGTTATATGTCCACTCAAATACATTAGCATTAAACGCAGCATCTTGACCAACTGAAGTCAAATTAATAATTGTTGTTCCCTGTGTATATCCAATACCTCTGTTAATGATTGTAATACCAGTAACTCTACCTGCATTTTCACCATCAACATCAATAGTTGCTCTTGCAACAGCACCAAAACCTTCACCTTGAATACCAATAATAGGAGCAGTAGTATATCCAGAACCTGCAGAGATAATAGCGATAGAAATGATACGACCATTCTGTACAATCGCTTGTGCTACAGCACCAGAACCAGAACTTAGAACAACACTAGGTTTAGATGTATATGAAGAACCCCCACTATTTACAGCAATAGATTGAATAGGACCTCTAACGTTTGCTGTGCCTGTCGCACCAAGTCCACCACCACCAACAATAGTGATTGAAGGTTGTGATGTATATCCTGTTCCACCATCATTAATTAAGATTCTAGATACAACACCTTTAGTAATAATTGCAGTTGCAGCAGCACCAGAACCGCCTCCACCAACAATAGAAACTAGAGGAGAAGATGTATACCCAGAACCGCTTGCTGTGACTGTGATTTCAGAGATTGATCCATTAACAACAACAGATGCAGTTGCTCCAGTTCCACTACCACCAGAGATAGTAATATTTGGAGGAGATGCAGCATCATATCCAGAACCTGCGTTTGTAATATCAATCGAAGTTACAGCACCAAATGTTTTCTTGATACTAGACTTGTAAGACCAAACTGATACACCATTTACCCAAGTTCCAATAGGACCAGGATTGATAGTGTTTTTTGTAGATATAGTAACAGGTGTAAGAGGAAATCTGTTTAATTTACGTTGGTTGCCAGGAAGAAGAGCAGAACCAGGAAAAGGTCCGATCTTGTAGTTAGGAATACCTGTAGAAGCAACATAAACGTATTCTGTATTAAAGAATGAGTTTTGAACGTTAGTTGTATAAGGTCCAATAGAATTTAATACTGGCGTATCATCAGATTTACCTTTATTCAAGTCAACAGATACTAGAATATTACCTTGAGGAACAACTGTTGCTGGTTGAGGTAATTGATACTGGAATACAGTAGTACTATCTCTAGATGTTACTTCAAATGTGCCATTGAACAGAATTGGGTTAGCACCATAAATTGTAACCTGATCTCCAACTAAAAGACCATGTGGATTAGAACAAGTTACAGTTGCAGATTGATTATTAACACCACCATATGAAATATCAGTTACTGAAATTAACTTTTTAACGTTATACAACCAAGTTGTTAACTCAGGAGAAATTCCTGTTCCACCTAACTTAGAAACAGTTAATTTATCACCAGGTAAGTAATATGAACCAGTATCGGTTAAAGTTGTCTGTTGTGCATCAACAATACCAACAACTTTTAAAACAACTTCTTGAGGAGTTCCTTTATTAACAAAAACTTGGAAACTAGACGCTACTTCTGTAGCAGAATCCCAATCTTCTACAATATTGTTTACAGAACGAGTACACTCAATAAACTGGTTTAATGATTTCTCTTTATACTGAACAACCTCAGTTCCACCAATAATAAACTCACCATTTCTCTCTGGCCAACCAATAGTAGAGTCAACAGTAATAATGGACTCAGTTGTGTTGAGAGGTTCTGCTAATTTTGTTTTATAAGGAACAACAAACGTTCCATTGATAGTTTCTTCTGATAATACTAATTCAAAAATTTCTACATCAGAAGTTTTAATAGAAATATAGTTTTCAACTAAAGCACTCGCTGCTTTAATATTAGGATCTGCAATATCTGCATCTTGAGTCAATAAACCATCTCTGATGTCAACAGGATTTCCACTGACTAAAGTTGCACGCAAAATGGTGTCAATAGACCATGTTGCAGCAGATGGTTTGATAATTTGATCTTTAGGATAAGATATACTTACTTGCTCACCATAAAGTAACTTAAACAGATAACTGATACTAAAGGAGGTTCCTTTAGCCATGTAGAAGTCTTTAATTGTCTTAATTGATGTTCTTACATCAATTTTCTTGTAATCAAGTTCTGGAACATCAGGTAGGTATTGTTCTGTATATTTGTCTAGTAATCTCTTAACAAATAGTGCATCAAGGCATTTTACAGACGCATCTACAGCACCAGTTTCTGCAATAGTATTATTTGTGAATACTGCATTACCATCTTCAGTATAATCGGTAATACCACTTGCTGCTCTAGCACATCCAATAAATTTTGCTTTACTATATCCTGTTCCTTTTTGATTTACTGTAAAACCAGTAACTTCGTTTAAACCAATTTCAGCAGATGCTCTTGCTTCTGGAGGACTTTGAATTACAACTTTAGGTGGTGAAGTTTGACTATATCCAGTACCAAATGCAGTTACGTTAATATCAGTAATCTGACCATTGAATATAGCAGCAGTTGCAGTTGCTCCAGTTCCACCTGCATAGTTTCCTTGTCCATCAGTTCTACTATCTACGATATAAACAGAAGGAATATCATCAAATCCACTACCACCATTTAAAAGTTCGATTCCAATAACTCTTCCGTCATTATCAACTGTAGTCTCAAGAACTTGAGCACCTACAGGATCTATTACAGCAATTCTAGGAGTAGTTTCATATCCTTGACCTGCATTGAGGATATTGATTGATGTAATTACACCATCAGTTAAAACTGCTTCTAAAGCTGCCCTAATACCGTTAACTCCAGTTGGTTCATCGATATAAACTGTAGGAACAGTAGAATATCCGAATCCACCATCAGTGATAGGAATAGTTCCTACTACTTGACCATTTACAATAGGGCATGTGCCTAGTGTAGCACCGCCTGGTTGCCTAAAAGTGATTCTAGGGGTAAATGTATACCCAGAACCAGAAGTAAGGACTTCTAGACCCGATACAGCACCGTTAGAAACGGTTGCTTTTAATACTGCTGCTGTAGAACCTGGTTTAGTAGGAGTTTGAACTTGAACAATGGGAGGATTGGTTTCACTGTAACCTTTACCACCATCAATTAATGATATTGTCTTAATACCATTAACTAAACTACTTACAGACGCACCACTACCTGCATCAGAGTTTACTGACACTTGAGGAGGATATTCAAATCTATAATTACTACCATTTGCGTTTATTGAAACGCTAGTTAACTCACCTGCATCATTAACACGAGAATAACCAACAGCATTAGAACCAAATGAAGGGATCGGTGCTTCAATAGAGTATAAAGAAAGAAAACGACCGTTTAGAGGTGCAGTTAAGAAAATAAACTGGTCACCATCAAGAAAGAAGTCAACTTTAGGAACTAAAAGACGATTATCGTAAACTGCAAGAATATATTCATCTGCTACTGGTTCATATCTAGTACCATTTCTTGTTATTGTAAATTGTGACTTTCCTCCACCAAATGCACTTGATAAATTATCAATACCTACGATTGGATTTTCTACAAAACCACTTAAGTATGTAATGTAGGTTGAAGAAGCATCATCTGCAGGTATTCTTGTTCTAGGTGCAGTAGTAAAGACAATTTGTGTTCCAGAAATTGTATAATCAATATTTGGAACTAATACTTTACCATACAAAGACACAATAAGATGTTGTGCTGAAGGTGCAGCAATAGGACTGTCTTGAGAGGTTAAATTAAAAGCAGTTGTAGAATCATCAAAAGAATCAATGGGACTTGCAAGATTTGTCCACTTTAATTTTACCTGTTCGTATGAAATACCAGGACTCAATGCAATATTTGGTGCATGAGTAGTTTTTTCGTAATATATTACCTCATTACCGATTAATACTGATCCATCATTCTCTAAAAACTGATCAACACTTTCTACAACAATTTCATCATCAGTTGTCGTAAATGATTCTACAACTTTCGTAGCACCATCTAATACATCGATATTCAGTTTATCGATATCGAGGTATTGTAAAAATTCGTTGAGAATATTTTGACCTAAACCTGTCTTCTCTTGAGAGCGATAGTAATACTCAATAAATTTATTGAATAATGGATAATCGTTCTCAACAAAGGCAGGAGTCTGATTTACAATCGACTGTGAGACTTTATTGATATTCATCTACACTTAGAAACAGGATGTGTCGGTTAAATTACCAGCATTTCCAATATCTGCTACAGTTAAAGTTGTAGGAGTAGTATTGAATACTGCAGGTGTCAAACTATTTAGTGGGATAGTAGGAGGTGGAGTAGAACCAAGTGGAACTACTGTTACTTCTGGATTAATAATGTTAATAATTGTACCTGGTGTTGAAGCAGGAACTGTTGAAACGTTAGCAGGAATAAACAGAACAGGAATTGATAAATCTGTTGGAAGCACATCTGCATCGGTAACACTACCTGCACCAGTTGTAGCATCTGTAATTGCAACACCTGATGTTGGAACATTCACACCTGCACCAATAATAGAAACAGGACCAAAGCATATCTCACCAGTAGTGTAATTTACTGTGCCAGCAGCATTGTTTGTATAAACCTTTTTATTACCAGTGTTATAGAATGTTCTTAAATTACCAAAACCATCATCTTCAAACTGTTGATCAATACCAGGTCTGTCAGAGGTTCTAAACGTTCCTGATAACAGAATTGGTTCCTTTTTACAAGTTCCGTCATTATTACTGGGGTTACTATCATATAAATCACCACCAGTCGCAATACAGTAAGTATTGGTCTGATTTGTAACTGGTCTAATGTATCTCAACAATGAAAGTTGAATTGATACGTCAGTGACAGAATTATCAGAAAGAGTAACCGCTTTTTCAAAATCTCCAGATCTAAATGTGGAGTTAAAGTTGTTAATTTGAGTTTGTGTTGCCCAATCATTAATACCATTCTGAATATTTGTTTTAATATCAGAGGTATTAGATGCAGTAGCAGTATCGTACTGTGCAAACACTTTTAAGTAGATATAAATGTCTTCTGGATCAATAATAACAGGATCAATCGATGCCATTGCATATTTTCTTAAATCTGCAGCAATAGTCTTCTTAGTTGCGTCATTTAGAAGAGATCCTGTCTTAGTTTTGATTGCAATATAAACTTTTCCATATACAGGAGGATTTAAACTGTCTCCACCGTATGCAACTACAGAATCAGCGTTAGCATATACTCTTTTTGTAATTAAAGCATAATCTTGTGCAGTTACAGCACGATATTGTGCAGAGTAGTATCTTGGTGCATTATATTTGATAGATTCTACACTTTCTGCAGCAGCACCTAACTGAGAACGATCTTTTACCGTTAAAGTAACATTTGAAGGTGAATATGAAACATTATTTGAATCAGTAATTTGTCCTATGAAAGAAAAATTGCTAACTTCGTTTGCTTCTGCACCTGCAGTTACCAAATACTCTAATTGAACGATTTCACCATCATTAAGTGCTCTACCTGCTGTGTTATCACCAAACTTAACTTCATAACGCATGTCTTCGCCTTCAGAAATGAAATATGCACGAGTTGCTGCAGTTAAGTCAGTAATTGTATCTACACGACTGTATAAGTCGGAGCTTGTAGATGATTCATTTTGTTTTACTCGAACTGTTAAGGTTGCAATATCAGCATCTTCTGAAGGAATCTTATAAACCTGTGATGAGAAGGTATTTACAGTGTATGAGAAGTTTACAATACTACCTTCACTAATCATTACGTTATCAAACTCCGCAATACCAGTAGAAGTGTTGACTGTAGATGTGACTGACTCTAAAATATTGAAAACGTAGTTGCCACCAGTTGCAATAGCACCTTTAGCAAGAGTTACGCTTGAAGGATACACTCCATTTGCTGCATTTGTCTGTACAGACAGTTTTAGACACCCTTTTGCCGAAACAATAGAGCGTGGAACGTAATTTAACAGTTTTGCGATATTAACAATATTGTCTCTAACAGTTGCCGATGGCAAAAATGCCTCATTCATCGACATATTGGCATTAAAAGCACTATAATAGCTGTTATAAGCTAAAGTATCGATCAGATAGGATAATGAAGACCCTTCAAAGTCATAATCGGTAAATTCTGACCTTGTTCTGAGGTATGATTTGATCGAGGCTTTGATATCCTCGAAATTTAATGCTGTTAGGTTATTTGGTTGCATTATTCTGGTCTCTTAAGAACGAACTCAATAGTTTCTACGGTTGGCAGTCCCACAATTTTGTATACAACCTCTACATTAAAACTGTTGTTAACAAAATTCATTCTAACATTCACCCTAGCGAGTGTTACTCTAGGTTCATACTGTTCAATGGTATTTACTACCTCTTGTCGAACAGCATCAGCAGTAAAATTATCAAGTGGTTCAAATAAGAGTTCGGAAATACGAGATCCGATAGAAGGTTGAAAAGGTTTCTCACCAGGAACTGTTAAAATTAAGTTTCTGATAGATTGTTTAATAGCGTTATCATTTATCACTGAAGCAACGTCCTTAGTGTTTGCATTCAAACGAAAATTCATCCCGATATCCTTAAATGATCGGGATTTTTTAAAAGAAGTGCCAGTTACGGGTTTTAATGCCATTAATACAGGAATTGTCCTGTATTATTTAGCGACCTTGACCCCGATATTTCTTTTTCTTTTTATTACGAGAGGTTGCCGAGAGAAGCGTGTGTTGAGAACTTCCTTGTCGAGTTTTCTTCG